TCCGTTGAAAACCCATAGTCCATAAGCTCCACCGCCAGCGGACGCTGTGGTATCAACAATGACATTCTCGTTTATTTGCCATCCGGCCTTACCAGCCGTTTCTTTATCTTGGTGTTCTTTACCAAGAAGACGAATAACATTAATCGTTGAGGAGTTTTTCAACCATGCCTGTGCCGCATAAGCAGCATAAGTAGGAGCAATCTTATTTCCATTTCTCCAAGCGTCTGTGGCCTCTCCACCTGGGTGGGGCTCTCCAAACATCTCAACGAAATCTGAAAATGAATCAACTTGGACCGGCCTCATAGCCGGTCCTTTTTGCATACGGCCAATAACTATTGGTCCGATGTCTCTTGGTTGTGCAGGCAATTGAGAATTATCAATCTCATTTAAAAAAATGCCTGGGGATACGAATCTAAACTTTTTTGCGCTCATACTGGGTTCTCCTCGAAGCAAACGAACTTTATACAGTAATTAGTTAAAGAATTTTCAAAAAGCATCACTCTCTGTATGGTTCTTTGTCGTCTCCGTCGTTGACTGCATTTTCATTTACGTCACCGAGGATAACCCTTTCTCTGGGGAACCTTATTTTAACTCTGTTTTCTCTAATTCCGATCTTTGGTTGAATCTGATTGTCTTCTGATCCGACAATAAATCCAAGTACTTTTATCGTTACAACTGTCTCGTATTTCTTTTCGTCTTCCCCAAGGCTTGAAATATTATTTTCTTGCGATAGGGAAGCGTCAATAAACGCTTCATACGAGTATCCGTCCTTCTCTAATATAAATTGGTTGATGCCGCCTGTGTATACAGCAAATGGGGACATCATTTCGTTCATTTGTTGTTGATAATCTGCTCTCAAATTAATTGAGTAATTCATATTATAATACACAGGCATTTGTATATACTTTGACTCATACACAATTCTTTCATTCTTTGGAGTAGGAAAGTTAATCTGTCCTCTCAATCTCTGACTTGTGGAATTGGCAAAGTTTTTTGTTTTGTCTTGTTTGATTTTTCTTGACACATAAAAAGAATTTCTTCTTCTATCGTTAATTGGGTAAACATTCCCAGGTATTGGTCGCTCTCCGACACTTGTTTTTTCTACGCTCTTTCTTTCAATAGTGATCATCGGGAAGACAAGTGCTTGTGAATCTTTCGATCTCATCTCTTGTTTGTGTTTGATCTGAAATGCTCTCTCTGCTGTTAACCAAACCACAGGAACTTTCTTCCATCCTTCGTTTGTTGTGGCATTAATACTTAAAACGTTCTCTACCCATTCTAAAACAGCAGCATCAATCTTCTCAAAAGTCGAAGGTTCTAGTTTTTCGTACTTATCACTTGGCATTGAACTTTCCCTCTCTTGCTCTTACACACTTTGCTGATATCTCATAGCGGTGTTCAATCTGCCCAAACAGTTGTTTTGGTTCATCTAACTGAACGATTTCATAGTGGATGTCGCCATATAGAACGAAATCACCTTCTCTCACAAACAGATCTTGGTCTTCTGTTAATCTTCTCTTGTGAAAGTGTATTGTGATTGAGGATCTGCGATCAATGCCAAACTTACCAGTCTCTGTTACCAGTCCTTCCCATTCAACCAGGGCGTGTACCCTTATCGGTGGTAAAAAAGTTTTTTCTATTGCCTCGCCATATGTGTCGTGGAAGTTGGTATGTTCTACGCTGATTGAATAGTAAGCAACAGTTTGACCGATAACACGCTCAATAATCTCGTCATTCGTTTGTTTAACGAAGTCTCTTTCTTTCTTGCCCGTGAAAAGTGGTGGCGGTGGGGCATCTGGTTGTGACCATTCATTGTCCGACATCTATTTTATCCTACGAAAATTGGCAGTGGCACTGCACCTTGGGTTTTGGAAGCGTTTTCTACGATTGCGGCGTCCTTTTCAGCGAGTTTGGCGTATGTCAACTCGTCTAGAATACCTTTAAGTTCATCACGGAGGGCATCTTGTTCGCCCTTACCTTGAGAGATCAAGTCACTTCCGTTCAATGTAACACTCTCACCTGGGATTGGAATGGAGCCAAACTTGCTTCTTACCTGTCCTAGCATCTCTTTACTGATTGCTAAGGCAAATCTACGGATCCACTGCTTACCAATACTGTTAATGTTGGCATAAGGAAGGTTTGCGAATGGTAGAGTATTCATATTATTAACACCATCCGCATTCTTTCTCTTGTCTGAGTATTCTTCCCAGGCGTCTTTCTCAACTGTGAACTCTACCCATAGCTTATCTTCCGAATCTGCTACGCTTGGTTGAGGAAATAGTCTTATTTTATTGTTCTTCAATTCGTAAGAGAAATGAGACACTCGTGTGTTGATACTATCCTCATACATAATGGCTTGCATCTTGTTTTGCCAAGTTGGAACTACTTCAAAAGTAGAATCATCAGCGTATTGTCCGTATGTAGACATATTACCTATCACATTTAATCCACCATAGAAGGCATAGAAACGCCACATAGCACGCTTTGATTTGTAATATACCTTACGTACAGTTATCTTTTTGTTTCCTACGGTATCGCCACTATCAAGAACCAAGTCCCCAGAAGCAACGCTACTTGAGATTGAACTCTGTAAATCATAGTCTTGTACTTCTTTGACAAGTTGAATTGAGGCAGAGTAATATGTCTGGTTTCCACCAACGCCTGCTTCTGTTGCTAATCCGTCAGCAACCTTATTTGCATATTGGAAAGTAAACCCTG